GCATTGCATATTGCTTGTACTTCTGTTGACTCACTTGAGATGTTCGTGTCACCCCATGTGTCACCTGATTTAGTTGAGCATTGTAAGACGTGACGATGGAATGATCTGCTGATCTCTGTGCCATCTCTAGCTATCACTGTAGCTGTACGAATTTGCACATGCTTGTGATCTCCTACGACTTCAATCTTATCTTCTACTGTTGTTTCTGTTAGTGCCATATTGGCCTCCTTTGTTTTATCGTGGCATTATTGCCACCTGTCCAACCCAATCTCTGAGAGGGTTATGATGCGGTATATGTTGCCATTAAGTATATCTGAGCTGCACTATTTTGTAAGTCAGAGTGATTCAATACTACAAATCCTCCTCCGTTCTCAGATTTGTAAAATTGTAGACCACTGTTTGGAGCCATATATATGGTGTGAACTGTGTTAGCCACATATTGACACATACATGTTCCAACAGCCACTCCTGAGTTTGTGGAATTGAAAGGTAACCCTTTTACTGTCAATGAAGTAGCTGATGATCTATCGCTAAAATCAGTTAATAAGCACCAGATAGTAACTTGGTCTCCAATTTTAGTATATACAGCATTGTTTGGTGTAACAGAACCCGCATTAGGAGTTGTTGGTGTCCAACTTCCGTATTCGTAATCGTCCAACTTATTAGCCGACCCAGTACCGCCGAGGTATACACCGCCTGATAGGTAGAGGTCTTTGAAGCGGTAAGCACCAGTACCTAAGTCAACGGCATTATCTAAGTTTGAACCTGCACCATTTGTAGGGTCAATCTTCCTGTTGTCACCATCAAAAATAAGTCCAACACCACTGCCATCAGGCGTTGCAATATAGAGTTGATCTGTTGACTGAACACCGATACTACCTACTTCTGTACCGTCTTTAAAGAACTTGGCAATAGCACCATCACTAGATGTTCGGTTTAAACTAAGCGGGTTACCGCCATCTCGTGTAATTTGGCTGTCGTTGTTAGCGCGTAATGCTACGCCCTGTTGAGAAAATGTATTAGATGTTTTGCCGACAAGTACGACTTCTGAACTGTCAATAGTAAGTGCTGTAGCATCTGCGTTATCGTCAATACCTGGTGAGGTAAACGAACCTTGCACAGATACATTAGATGCAAACGTAGTAGCGTCAGCTATTTCAGCGGGAGGTTGTGCTGTTGCTACAGCAGGGCCAAGATGTATTACATATATATTATTTGTTCCAGAGGGGGGAGCAGATGTAAAGGTAATCGTAGTTCCTGATACAGTATATGCTACAGATGGGTCTTGGATAACGTTTTCTACAACTACTCTAACGTCATTTACCTGTGTTGGTTTTGACATTGTAAAAGCAGTAGTAGAACCGTTACCATTAAACGAATCTTTTACAGTAGCTATATAAGATTCTACTGGTGTATTACCTTGATATGGCATTAGGTGATCTCCAAAATACTCAATGTGCTATCGACAGAATTTGCCGTATTAGAAGTAACTTTTAAAATATCGGATGCTTCCATAACAACTTTTTGGTCACCGCCTATAGGAACAAACGAGCCACCTGAAGATATTGGCGCATCTTTAATTAAATATACGTTGTTACCGTCATTGTTTTCTAACTGAACACTAACCAGTACTTGTGTAGCAATAATGTTTGCTATTGTAAGACCAATTATTGTTGTCGATGTACTAGAAGGTGCAGTATACACTGTCATTGCTGTATTAGCGTTTGTGCTGCCTCCACCAAAAGTTTTTACTTTAAATGTATTAGCCATGATATATTATCCCAATGCGATTGCTAGAGCTACCGCAGTTCCGGCAGGGTCTACTTGTAAGTTTGTTTGCGCAGCAGATATACTTGACGCGCCAGTACCACCATCGGCTACAGCTAAATCTGTAATACCAGTAATACTACCTCCGTCTATGTCTACGTTGTTTGCAGCTTGTACAGCTATTGTACCTACGCCCAATGTACTCCTAGCTGCTGTTGCATTTGCATCATCAATGAGCGTTGCCCCAAACCCAGATATAGTAGACGTTTCAACTTTATCACTATTAAGATTATTAAAGTTAGCGTCTACTTCTCCGTTTGTAAGCGGTGAGCCTTTACCCGATCTAGTTACAATAGTTGCCATTAGTTACCTCACGAAGCTGCTAGTGTAACTGTCCATGTAACTTGTAGTGTGTCACCTGAACCTTTGTTAACTACAGCAAATACGGTACGACAAAGCATTGTACCAGAAGAAGCAGCATTAAAAATACCTGCTTCGGTTACTGCACCTGTAGCTACACCTGCGCCAAAAGTAGTAACATATGCAATACTTTCATTGTTAGAGCCGCTACGTGTTGCACTAGTAAAAGTTACACGACTACCTAATTGAGAGCCGAGTGCTGTATTGCCTGCAGCAGCAGCAGTTGAGCCACTACCTAAAGCCATATGAGACATTACATCTGAAGATGCTGCAGTCATACGACTAGTTATATGGCCTAAGCCTGCGTTTACGATTAAATTTTTTAGGTGTCGTTCTTCTTTTATACGACCATTGCTATCAGTTAGGACAAGCGTCAGCTTCCCGGATAGACCTAAGTTTTCTTTTGAGTTCATTGCCATACCCCTTAGAAGGTTAACGAAGTTCCAACATAGTCTGCTGCAAAATAGTCAAAGCTACAATAACCTTGCGACCTTAGACTACCTGAGTCTGATGTATTTAAAGCATCCTGCACAACAGGGCCAATCACCAATGAAGAGATGTCAGACCAAGCAGCACTATCAGCCACACCCTTACTATACAACGTAATAAAGTTTTCGGCAACTGTTATCCCATCAGTAGCTGAATTACTAAACAACGCTGCATATGCTTCTGATACATTTGCAGTATCTGTTTCTATTAATTTGCTTTTATTTAAGGCTATACCATCAGTAAACATAGGTGTATCAACTATACCTTTAGTTATACTAAAGTTACCTAGTACATCACTAAACCCTGCAGAGTCTGATATATTTTTACCTATAGAAAGTATAGGCTGTGTACCGGCAGTATAATCAATAGAAGTATAATCTTCTAAAAAATATAATCCGCCATCTTCAATACTAAATCTATCTGAAAAACCTTTAGCCTGTACTTTAGCAAATACTTCACTAACTGTAGTAGCGTCTGTAATACCTTTGCTAGGGTCTAGTACAGTTGTGTCATCTATAGTAGCTGAATCAGTTATACCCGCTTTGTTAAAAAACAATGCAGGCAAAGATAATATAGATATAGTTTCAGTAAAAAACTTTAAACTTAAAAAATGTCCTACTTCTATTTTTATTTTGTAAGCGTTTGCTCGTGTAGTTAACGCAAAGTTTGTAGCCCTCGTAGCAAGGTTAAACGCGGTAGTAGTTACTCTAGCCCGTATTTGTTGCGTAGTGGCTCTTATCTTCACGCAAAGTCCTCTCGCAATCTAAACTGAATTGTATCATACACAGTTTGTCTAGTGCCGTCAGATAGTACTGTTTCTAATTCACCTTCGTAGTCTCCAGCAGCGCGGTCAAGGTCAGTGCTTTGCCATGATAATACAGCCACTCCATCTGTAGGAGGAGAAGAAACGGCGCATGTCCTACTAAACAAATTAGTAGTAGTTCCTACAGCGCGAAAGTGCATTGTTACAGTAGCACTAGTAAGATCAACAGCCGCACCAGTTAAACTATCAGTAACAGTAAACTGAAGTTGAGGCCCTGTATCGCTGCTTACTAATTCTATTCGAGGGGTTGAAAGTCTTGCATCCATAACGGTCTCCTAAGCAAAGGGTCGCATACGCACAGAAACTGAAGCACGCATATTACCTAGGCTTGCATTAGCTCTATACTCAGAAACCTTAGAAATAAATTGTTTTGCATGATAAGATGCTAACTCTCTGTCAGACCATGCAACTCCAGGGAGTACTAATAGTTCTTGTAGTGTTTTATGTATTATAGCTGGTTCTAATTCGTCCATTATTACTTCATCCATACCCTCAGAATCACGAGTAGGTTTTAAAGCATAAATCATACGTATTGTATAAGTTGCCTCAGCATCTGGAGCTGGTAACACAATATAACTATTAGGGCTAAGCTGTGTAAACACCATAGGTTGTGAGCCGTACAAAGCTATGTCAGCGTCAGTAGTAGAAGTTTTTGCCCAGTTAGGATACCTTCGAGTAGCGTCTTCTAATGTAACTGCCGATAAAGGAGAATCGTTAAGAGAGGCGTACATTACTGTTTGTACAGTAGTTTCTACTGGTTTACTGTAAGCATACTTATAAACACCAGGTGTTAGGTTAAATGTAGGTTGTTCATACCGCCACGCTAAAGTACGTTCGCATGTAGCTATTGAAGCATCTCTAATATACTGTTCTAGCATAGGTAAAGAACACCCTGGTACGCTAGGGTTAATCCTAGCAGCAAGTGAAATATAAGAACGTGTGGCCATTATACAGTCATCCTTTTATACTTATCCCCTGCTAGTCGTCTAGCACGTTCTAATCCGCCGCTTTCACTGTCGGTTAGTTCACGGCTAGTCAAGCCTGCGCCAAGTGAAGCAGTAAATGAATCTAGGAATAATTTAGCACGACCATTGTTTGCATGTTCGTCATCAATAGACTCAGCTAAAAACACAGTGCCGTCTACTAAAGCAGGTAAATAAGCATCAGGAAGAGATGCGATAGTAGCTCCAATAGCATAGTCCGCAGGTATCTGTACGTACTCACCGGTTATTACAATGCCAGAAACAGGTCGCGGATATAGAAAATATCTATTAGGATTTCTAACATGGCGCATATAGTTATACGGAGTACCTGCTGGATCACTAACCCAAGCAGGATAAGTTTGATCTAAAGATTCTCTATTTACTTCTGTTAAAACATTACCACTTTGTACAGAGTAAAGTTCTACAAGCCGTAACGAGTCAGACGGCATAGACTGTATAACAGTATTTGGCGTAGTTGTTATAGTTGTTATAGTAGAAAATAAATCAGGTCTTAAAATAATTACACGTTTTACAGTTTGATTAACAAACCCTAACATTTCAGCGTCAGTGTATCTATAAGACGCAGAGTCAGTATCTTGTACTAACTGTCTTACATCATCAATTACATCTTGCGGTGTCATTCAGGTAACCCCCGTGAAGCATCAGCAGCTAACTCTGGTGCAGTTGTAATAGGAGCTGACTCAAATACGTTTTCAGTAGTAAGGTCTAGCTTGGATTTATTCTTAGCTCTAGTAGCTTTAGCACGTTTTACTTGTAAAGGCTTTAAAAATTTTTCAGGGAAGGCTTCTTCTTCAGTAACTTCTTTTACAAGAGGATGTTTTTCTAAATACTCATCCCACCCATAAATAAAACCATCATTAATATTTTTTAACCAACGCTGTTTCATACTGTCTTCCTTGTAC